ATGCGTCTCCGCACCATCGCGGCCGCCATCGCCGCACTCACACTCACCAGCTGCGGGACCAACCAGCAGGACGCCGGCACCACGGCCGCCCGTGCGTCCCAACCCCAGGGCGGACACCCGCGCATCGGCCACACCGACCTAATCCTCCCCGGCGCCACCAAGCAGGACGCCCAGGACGCCATCCGCAACCGGGCCAAGACGCTCACCGGATACGAGCTCTACTACCTCAAGGTCACGCACAGCCGAGACGCCGCACAGTACGTCTGCCGAGCCCGCTGGTACGCCGACCCGGACGCCTACAGGACGCACAGCGGGACGCAGGACGCATGGCCGGACGCATGGCCACACCTCGCCATCAACTGCCCATGACAGGAGACGCGATGATCCACACACCCAAGGTCGTCGCCGAGATCCGAGAGCTCTCCCCCGTAGACGGATGGGCCAGGTGCGAGGCCACAGGGCGTGCCTGCCTCACATGCCCGTGCGGGCTGAACACAGGATGGATCCCCCGCCACGACGTATCCGTCCAGGCGCGCACGCATACCTCCCGTGGCGCGTAAGGCGCTACAGGTCTGCCCCACACCTGGTTGCCCCACCCTCACCCCAGGAGGGCGCTGCCCTGCCTGCCAGGCCAAGACCCGAGCAGCCAGACCCCAGCCCAACCAGCGCGGCTACAACACGGCATGGCGCAAGGCCAGCGCCGAGTACCTGCGTGACCATCCCTGGTGCGAGTGCACCGAGTGCGCTGCCCTCCCCCTGCTGCAGCGCGACCTCGCCACCGAGGTCGACCACATCGACGGCCTCGGACCACTCGGTCCCCGCGGCTTCGACCCGAGCAACTGGCAGGCCATGAGCAAGCGGCACCACTCCCGCAAAACCGCAGCCGAAACCTGGGGAACGTGACGCACGGTCACGCGACCCAGGGGGGTGACCCCCAACCGGCCCGGGGGTGAACAGCGCGGGGGAGGGCGCTGCCTGGTCCGTCGGGTTCAGAGGGTCCCCGCTGTCACGCAAGGTGACGGCTTGGTGCTGCGCAATGCGGCGCGTTGAAGGAGTGATCGACATGCCCCGTGGTGGAGCGCGCGCGGTCTCCGGGCCGCCGCCGGACCCTCGGTCTCTGCGCAGCACGAGGTCCCAGGACAAGGGCGGGTGGCGGACGCTGCCCGCCGAGGGCCGCCAGGCGCCGGCGCCCGAGTGGCCGCTGACTACGCCGTCCGACCGTGAGCTGGATCTGTGGGATGAGCTGTGGGCGAAGCCGCAGGCCGTGGCGTGGGAGGACATGGGGCAGGAGCTGGAGGTCGCGCTGTTCGCGCGGACGCTCGCCGAGGCGGAGCGCGCCGACGGCCGGGTGGACGTGAAGAAGATGGTGCGCGGGTACCTCGACTCGCTAGGCCTGAGCGTGGCGGGCATGAACCGCAACCGGTGGAAGGTCGCCCCCGCAGTGGAGGGCGACGACGAGGGAGCGGCGGAGACCGCGGCCCCGGCCGCGCGGCGCCCGTCGGCCCGTGACCGGCTGAAGGTCGTGCCCAGTGGCGAAGGGGCCTGACGCCGGGCCCGAGTTCGTCGTCGACTTCCCCACCCTGTGGATCGTCCCCGACTGGATCGAGCGCCACTGCCCGGTCCCGGACGGCTTCCGCGCGGGCGAGGACATGCAGCTGTACCCGTGGCAGCTGTGGTGCACGGCCAACCACTACCGGGTGAAGCCCGGCGTCGATCCGTACCGGGAGAACGGCGAGCGGCGGTTCGCCTCCGCGTTCCACTACCGGCGCAGTCAGATCGTGGCCCCGCAGAAGACGGGCAAGGGGCCGTGGTCGGCGACGATCGTCCTCGCCGAGGCGGCCGGCCCGGTCGTGTTCGACGGGTGGGCGCGCGGCGGTGAGCGGTACCGGTGCTCGGACCACGGGTGCGGGTGCGGCTGGTGGTACGAGTACGAGCCGGGCGACCCGATGGGTACGCCGTGGCCTACTCCCCTGATCCAGTTGATGGCCACGTCGGAGTCGCAGGTCGACAACGTCTACCGGCCGCTCCAGGCGATGGTGAAGAAGGGCCCGCTCAGCGAGCTGATGAAGGTGGGCGAGGAGTTCACCCGCGTCGGCGACGACGGCAAGATCGAAACGGTCACGTCGTCCGCGCTGTCCCGGCTGGGCAACCCGATCGTCTTCGCCATGCAGGACGAGTCCGGCCTGTACACCGCGGCGAACAAGTTGCGGAAGGCCGCCGAGACCCAGCGCCGCGGCGCGGCCGGCATGGGCGGCCGCTCGATGGAGACGACGAACGGGTGGGATCCGTCCGAGGCCTCGGTCGCCCAGACGACGCACGAGGCCAAGGCGAAGGACATCTTCAAGTACCACCCCGAGGCTCCGAAGTCCCTGTCGTACAGCAACAAGCGGGACCGCCGGAAGATCCACGCCGCGGTCTATGCGGGCTCGTCTCACGTCGACCTCGACGCCATCGAAGCCGAGGCTTCCGAGATCATGGAGAAGGACCCGGCGCAGGCCGAACGGTTCTTCGGCAACCGGTGCGTGGCCGGTACGGCGTCCTGGCTGGACGGCGCGAAGTGGGCGACCAAGGCGAAGCGGCGTCGTGTGCCTCCGATGACGCGCATCGTGCTCGGGTTCGATGGCTCGGACGTGGACGACTGGACCGCGCTGCGCGCAGAAACGATGGACGGCTACCAGTTCACGCCGCTGTACGGGCCGGACGATGCGCCGACGATCTGGAACCCCGCCGACTACGACGGCCAGGTGCCGCGCGCCGAAGTGCGGGCGGCGATGAACCAGGTGATGCGCCGGTACGACGTGGTCCGGCTGTACGCGGATCCGCCGTACTGGGAGACCGAGGTCGACGAGTGGGTCGACGAGTACGGCGAGGAACGGGTGATCCGCTGGCACACCCGCCGCATCGTCCAGATGCACGCGGCGTGCGAGCGGCTGAGAACGGACGTGCTGAAGCGCAACGCCACGGGTGCCGCCTTCACGCATGACGGGTGCCCGATCACCCAGTCGCATATCGAGAACACCCGCGCGGCCGCGCGGCCGATGGACCGGTACGTCCTGCGTAAGGCAAGTCCCGTCCAGAAGATCGACGCCACGGTCACCAGCGTCCTGGCGCACGAGGCGCTGGGCGATGTCATCGCCGCGGGTCTGGCCGAGCGCACCGTGTCCTACTACTACGGCGGTTGAGGAGGGCCTGATGGCTACGGAGGGGCAGGCTCTCCAGCTGGTCGCGCTGCTGGAGAACGAACTGATCCGCCGGCGAGGACCGATCGACCGGTACAACGCCTACTACCGAGGCGACCACCCGCTGAAGTTCGCGTCGCCGGAGTTCGCGAAGTTCCACGGCGCGCGCTACAAGGACTTCAGCGACAACTGGACCCAGGTCGTTGCGGACAGTCCGGTCGAGCGGCTGACCGTGACCGGCTTCCTGGCCGACGGCGAGACGCAGGCCGACAAGGATCTGTGGCGGGTGTGGCAGGTCAACGGCCTCGACGCCGACAGCCAGCTCGGGTTCCTCGGCGCTGTGACGGGGGCGCGCTGCTTCGTGCTGGTGTGGGGTGACCCCGACGACCCGGACATGCCCGTCGTCACCTTCGAGGACGCGTCGCAGTCGATCGTCGCCTACGAGCCCGGCTCGCGCCGGAACCGCAGGGCGGCACTGAAGCGCTGGCAAGACGGCAACCAGGACTTCGCCACGCTGTACCTGAAGGACGAGGTGTGGAAGTTCTGCCGCCCGCTCGCGCAGCAGGACAAGTCCCCGCAGATGGCCGACGTCGACGAGGAGCTGAAGACGTGGCGGCCGCGGGACATGGGCGACGAGCCGAACCCGCAGCCGAACCCCATGCTCGTCGTCCCGATGGTGGAGCTCCCCAACAAGCCGATGCTCGTCGAGGATCCGATCAGCGACGTCGGTGGCGTCGTCGCGATGCAGGATGCGATCAACCTGGTGTGGGCGCAGCTGTTCACCGCGAGCGACGCGGCCTCGTTCCCGCAGCGTGTCGTCATGGGCGCGGAACGCCCGATGATCCCGAAGCTGAACAGCGCAGGCGAGATCATCGGACAGCAGCCCGTCGACCTCGACAAGTTCATGGTGGACCGGGTCGCGTGGATCACCGGCAAGGATGCCCGGATCGACTCGTGGCCGGCCGCGAACCTGGCCATGTACACCGGGATCCTGGAGGTTGCCGTCGGCCACCTCGCCGCGCAGTCCCGCACCCCGCAGCACTACCTGATCGGGAAGATGGCCAACCTCGCCGAGGGCGCGCTGCTCGCCGCAGAGACCGGCCTGGTGAAGCGGTGCGACGAAAAGATCCTCTGGTACGGGCAGGGCCTGCGCGAGGTGGCCCGGCTGATCGCCCTCGCCAAGGGCGAGGACGCCAAGGCCGAGGCGCTGCGCTCGGGCCGCGTGCTGTGGGCCGATACCGAGTCCCGCTCGCACGCGCAGATGGCGGACGCGCTGCTGAAGATGAAGCAGCTCGGGTTCCCCTTCGAGTGGCTGGCCCTGCGGTACGGGCTCACGCCGACCGAGGTGGCCGAGGTCGTGAAGATGCGGGAGCGGGAGATGGAGATGGACCCCGTCGCCGAGATCACGCGCACCCTGACCGCCGGGACGCCCGAGCCTCCCGGTGAGGACGACCCGGACGCGGAGGGCGAGGACCCGGATGAGCTGGAGGACTCGGAGGCCGCGGCATGAGCCCGACCCCGGACGCGGTCGCTCACATGGAGGCCCGTGCTCGTCTCGTCGAGGCGACTGGGCGCGCGGCCCGCAGCGTGTGGCACGACCTGGACCGCGACAACATCTACACGTCGTGGCTCGGTCTCCTTACCCGCACCGTGGCGCTCGTCGCCGCCGGGCAGTTGGCCGCCGCGCGCGGCGCTGAGCCGTGGCTTGAGGGGCTGCTCGGCGCGGATCCCGAACAGCCGGAGTCCGGACGCCTGGTGCCTGCTGCGCTGGCCGGTGTCGACGGCGGCGGGCGGCCGCTCGCGAGCGTGCTGATGGCGCCGATGTGGGCCGCGCTTCGGCTGGTCACCGCGGGCAGGCCTATCGCCCAGGCGATGTTCAGCGGTCAGGCACTCCTGGACGTGATCGTGCAGACCGCGGTGGCGGACGCGGGCAGGGTCGCCGACCAGGTCGCCATGGTGTCCCGGCCGGCCATCAAGTCCTACGTGCGCGTGGTGGAGGCCGGCGCCTGCAACCGGTGCATCATCCTCGGCGGCGTCGAGTCGTCGGTGTCCCGCGCGTTCCAGCGTCACCCGAAGTGCAAGTGCTCGATGGACCCGGTCACGGCCGACCACCGGCCGACGGCCACCAGCCCCGAAGAGATCTTCGACGCGATGTCGCCCGCCGAGCGCCGCAAGACGTTCGGGCAGGCCGGAGCGAAGGCGATCGAGGACGGCGCGGACATCGCGCAGGTCGTCAACGCCCGCCGGGGCATGACTTCGGCGACCGTGTTCGGCCGACGAGTGCAGGCCACGTCCGAGGGCATCACGTCCCGCGGCTTCGCAGGGTCCCGCCTGAAGAACCTTCAGAAGGTGCAGGGCCAGCGCTACCGCGTCTCGCAGACTCCGCGGCTCATGCCGGAGGAGATCTACCGGCTCGCCGACGACCGCGACCACGCGGTGCGCCTGCTGACCCGGCACGGCTTCATCGCCTGATCTGACCGCGCGCAACGCCCGGTCCCTTACCCCGCAACGGGAGACACATCATGCACGCACCCCTGCCCGTACACCCGCGCACCGGCGCCCGCGCGCTGGGCTGGCGCAAGGCCCGCCCCGGCGAGGACGACAGCGAGCTGTACCCGGTCTGGCCGATCCTCGGCGGCGCCGAGGACGAGGACCAGGACGGCGACGCCGACGACCAGGGCGACGACAGCGGGAACGCCTCGGACGACCAGGACGACTCTGGCGCCGACGACAGCGACGGCAGCGCGGACGACGACGCGGACCCCGAGGGCGCCGACGAGCTCGGCGACAAGGGCAAGCGCGCGCTCGCCTCCATGAAGGGCAAGTGGCGCACCGAGCGCGACAAGCGGCGGGAGTTGGAACGGGCCCTCGCGGAGAAGGACGGCGCCGACGACGCCGAGCAGGCCCGCCGCAAGGCGGAGACCGACGCGATGGCCAAGGCCAACGACCGCATCCTCAAGGCCGAGATCCGGGCCGCGGCCAAGGGCCGTCTCGCGGACCCGAAGGATGCGATGACGTTCCTCGACCTCGACCAGTTCGAGGTGGGCGAGGACGGCGAGATCGACCCCGAGGAGGTTGAGGAGGCCATCACGGATCTCCTCAAGTCCAAGCCCTACCTGGCAGCCGCAACGGCAAAGAGGTTCCAGGGCACCGGCGACGGCGGAGCAGCGCGCAAGGCGTCCCGGCCGAAGCAGCTCACCCAGCAGGACCTGAAATCCATGACCCCTGAGGCGATCGACAAGGCCCGTATCGACGGGCGGCTCGACGACCTCATGGCGGGCAAGTAGCCAGGAGGCACACCCATGACCGTGCGGAACTTCGTTCCCGAAATCTGGAGCTCGCGGCTGCTCGTCGCGACCCGCAAGGAGCTCATCTACGCGAGCCCCACCGTGGTCAACCGCGACTACGAGGGCGAGATCGCGGAGGCGGGCGACACTGTCCGCATCACGTCGGTGTCCCGGCCGTCGGTCGGCACCTACACTCCCGGGTCGACGACGATCACCCCGGAGAACCTGACCACCGGCCAGCGCACGCTGCTGGTGGACCAGTCGAAGTACTGGGCGTTCTCGATCGACGACGTCGACAAGCGGCAGGCCAAGTCCAACCTCATCCCGCAGGCGATGAGCGAGGCCGCCTACGCGCTCGCCGACACGATCGACCAGTACGTGGCCGGGCTGTACACGCAGATCCAGTCCGCGAACTTCCTGAACGTGGTCGGCTCGCCGGTCGACACGTACACCACGCCGACGGACGCCTACGACGACGTCCTGGTGCCGTTGCGCACGAAGCTGTCCAAGGCGAACGTGCCGAAGATGGGCCGGTACGTCATCGTGCCGCCGGAGTTCTACGCGTCGCTGCTGAAGGACGACCGGTTCGTGAAGGCCGACGCGGCGGGCACGGACCAGGGACTGCGCAACGGGTTCGTCGGTCGGGCGGCCGGCTTCGACATCTACGAGTCGAACAACTGCCCCGTGCCGACCGGTGACACCACGGTCGTCCAGGCCGGCGTGAAGGAGGCCGTCACCTTCGCCGAGCAGATCAACAAGACCGAGGCCTACCGCCCGGAGAACGGGTTCGAGGACGCGGTCAAGGGCCTGGCCCTGTACGGCGCGAAGGTCATCCGCCCGGACCACCTGGCCGCCGCGTTCATCAACCCCGCCGCCTGATCGGAGACCTGAACCATGGCGACAACCGCGCTCAGTTACACGAATCTGGTGGCGAACGACAACGTCACCCAGCCCGCCGGCACGACGCTCGTGGCCGCGCCGACGAACAACATGCAGCTGGCCAACGCGTTCCCGGAGCTCACGGTGCTCCGCGTGACGAACACCGACGACGACACCGCGCTCACGTTCACGGTGAAGGCGGGTGACTCCCCTCCCGCGCTGGCCGCCGGGCAGGGCGACCTCACCGTCTCCGTGGCGTTCGGCACGGCCGAGTTCATCGGCCCGTTCGAGTCCGGCCGGTTCGTGCAGTCGGACGGCTCGATGATCTTCGAATCGACGACCACGACCGGCACGGTCACCGTCCTGAAGGTCGCGAGGAACACCTGACATGGCCGAGACGATCTATGTGCGCGGGGAGGGCGGGGCCATCTTCGTGATGGACCTGCCCCTGCCCGAGGCAATCGCGGATCGGCTCGCCAAGGGCCAGATCAAACGCGTCAACAAGGACGGCTCCCCCTACTCCGGCGCCGCCCCGGCACCGGGCCCGGCGGCCGAGCAGGGCAGTGCTCTCACCGAGGGTGCCGTTCCCCGCCCGGGCGCGCGGGCGAGCAAGGACGACTGGGTCCTGTGGGCCATGGCCACGCACGCCATCCCCGAAACGGACGCCGAGGCGATGACCAAGGCGCAGCTGCAAGAGCTGCCCGAGAAGCCCACCCCAGCGGCGCCCAGCGACGGGCGGCCGGACGAGGACGCACCCAAGGCGGAGTGGATCGACCACATCGTCCGCAAGGGACTCCTGTCCCGCGAGGACGCCGAGGCGTACACCAAGGACGACCTGATCGCCATGGTCGGCTGACCAGAAAGGGGGGATGGCCATGGCGCTCGATCCCCTGGCGACTCTCGCCGACCTCACCACGCGCGGCCTGGACGTGACCGCGGAGGAGGAACCCGTCGTTGAGACCTACCTCGACGTCGCCTCCACCGCGGTCCGTGAGGCCGCCGGCGTACCGATCTCGCAGACCACGTCCACCGTCGTCCTGGAAGGGCCGGCCTCCGAGTGGCTGACCCTGCCGGGGCTGCCGATCCTGTCGGTCGCCTCGGTCGAGTTGGACGGCGAGGCGGTCGCCGACTGGCGGCTGCGCTCGCACCGCCTGTGGCGGGCGTGCGGCTGGTCGCCGGACTGCGGCCCGTCGGAGGTCGAGGTCGTCCAGACGCACGGCCTGGATCCGGTGCCCTCGGACATCGTCGACCTGGTGTGCCGGATCACGGCGACCGCGCTGACCGACTTCCGGGCCGACCCGGAGGGCGCCGGCCTGGCCGCCGCCGACATCCGTTCGGAGCGGATCGGCGACTACTCCGTCACCTACGGGGACTCCGGGCTGATCACCACGATGGAGCTGCCGAGCTACCTGCGCGAGCGGCTCGCCGCACGGTTCGGTGGCGGCGCCGCCATGGTGAGGTTCCGGTGAGAGGCCGCGGCAGCATCGGCCGGTACCTCAACCGTCGGCTGGAGGTGCACCGGCCTGAGACTGCCGACGACGGGCACGGCGGGCAGACAACGACGCTGGTCCTCAAGGGCACGGTGCGGGCCAAGGTCGACCAGCCCTCCCCGACCGAGCGGATGGTCGCGGCATCGACCCTGTCCCGGCATTCGCACGACATCTTCATGCTGCCGAGCGCGGACGTCCGCCGCGGCGACGAGCTGCGCGGTACCGACGCGCTCGGCAACGACCAGGTGTTCCGTGTGCAGTCCGTCGTGCAGCCATCAACGCCCGTCTACAGCAAGGCTCTTGTCGAGCTCACTCAAGGAGAAGGGGAACCCGATGGCTGACCTCAGCCTCACCACGGTGCCGGTCGCCACCGGTACCGCCGATGTCGCGGCCGCGGCGACCGCGGCCAACGCCGGCGGGGACACCGCCCCGGTCGGCCCCGGTCGGTTCCTGTACGTCAACAACGGCTCCGGCGGCTCCATCACCGTCACCATCGCCACCCCGGGCACGGTGTCCGGGCTTGCCGTCGCGGACACCGCGGTGGCTGTGGCTGCCGGGAAGCACGCCATCATCCCGCTCTCCAACGTCTTCCGCGGCTCGAACGGCCGGGCCGCAATCACCTACAGCGGCGTCACCTCCCTGACGGTCCGCCCCTTCGAGCTGGGCACGTGACGGCCGGGCAGGAGCGGCCGCGCCTCCCGCAGCTGGAGGCGCAGGAGTGCCGCGCCCGTGCCGAGGAAGCCCTCGCCGACAACGCCCGCGTAGACGTGCCGCGTGCCATCGCGTGGGCCCTGCTCGCCGTCGCCGGCGAACTGCACACCATCCGCAAGCAGATCAGCAGGAGGTGACGGCGATGGCGGCATCGGTAAGGGTCACCGGCACAGCTCGACTGAAGGAACGCCTCCAGGACCTGCCCGACCAGATCAAGGATTCCGTGGTGGAGGCCGTGAAGGAGTCGGCCGAGGCGGTGCGCGACGACGTCAAGCGCAACGTGCCGGTCGACACGAGGGGCGGCGACAGCCACCACCTCAAGGACGCCGTCGACATCCGATTCCGCGAGGGCGGCCTGGTCGCCGATGTCGGCTGGTTCGGCCCCGAGAACTCCTACGCCACCTATGTCGAGTTCGGTACCCGCAGGCGGCCCGCGCAGCCGTCGCTGTATCCGGCGCTGGAGCGGGAGCGGAGCCGCTTCGCAGCCCGGCTGACGGAAGAAGTACGGCGGGCCCTGCGGTGAGCAGCCCCATTCCGGGGCTGGCTGCGCTGCCCACGCAGGACGGCCTGCGTAACGCGCTGCTGGCCGACGCGCCGCTCATGGACCTGATCAAGGGCGTCTTCGACTGGGTCAACGAGAAGCAGCCGTACCCGTACATCGTCATCGGTGAGGCGGTGGAGACCCCGTCCAACGCGCACGACCGGTTCGGCTCCGAGGTGCTGGAGACCTTGCACATCTGGGACCAGAACCGCGGCTTCGCCACAAGCCTCACGATCGCGGCCCGTGTGCTCCAGGTCCTGGACCACACACCGCTGACCATCGAGGGCCACGTCCACCGGTGGACGCGGTTCGTGTCCCTGCAGACGCTCAAGGATCCCGAGCCCCCGGGCGACATCCGGCACGTACCGATGACGTTCCGGGTCGGCACTGAGGTCGCCCCCGCGTAATCGCTCGATCCACGACCGGCCGCAAAGCGCCGGACAAACTCAGAAGGGCGGAGACCATGGCCGGTCTTGACGCATTCGGTACCCAGCTCAAGCGTGACTCCAACGGCGCCGGGACCTTCGTGGCCGTCGCCAACATCTCGGACGTTTCCGGTCCTTCGAGGTCGAGGGAGGCCATCGAGGTCACCGCCCACGACTCCCCCGACAAGTACCGGGAGTTCGTCAAGGGCCTGAAGGACGGCGGGGAAGTCGAGATCACCATCAACTACGACCCCGGCGACACGACCCACCAGGCGCTCGACGACGACTTCGAGGAGGACGACCTGCGTGAGTACCAGGTCGTCATCCTCCCGGGGAAGGCGGACGAGCACACATGGGAGTTCTCCGCTCTGATCACCAGCCTCGGAGACGAGTTCCCGCACGACGACAAGATGGAGCGGACGGCCACGTTCAAGATCTCCGGCAAGCCTGTGCTGTCCGCGACTGGCGCCTGACGAGAACGGGGAACAACGCACCATGGCACTACTGACGAAGGCACAGATCAACTCCGCCGTGGACCGGACGTGGGAGGACGTGCCCGTGCCCGAGTGGGGCGAGGGCGCGATGGTCCGTCTCATGGAGCTGACGGCCGCCGACCGGGGCTACATCGAGGCTGGCAGCGTCGTCGCCAACGGCCAGAGCCCACAGCTGCGGATCGAGTCGCTCAAGACGTACCGAGAGAAGCTTGTCGCCTTCGGACTGGTGGACGAGAACTTCGAGCGGCTCTACACCAACAAGGAGATCGGCGAGCTGAGCAAGAAGTCCGGCGCGGTGATCGAGCGGCTGGCAGCCAAGGTCCAGGAGCTCTCACGCATGGGCCGGTTCGCCGTGAAGGAAGCAGAGGGAAACTCCGACGCCGCCCAGAGCGGCTCTTCCGTTTCCGACTAGCGGAGCATCTCGGGATGACGGTGGCCGACCTCGACTCCCGGCTGGGTTCGGCCGAACTGACCGAGTGGATGGCCTTCGAGAAAATCACCGGCCCACTCGGCAGGCGCCGACACGACATCCAGGCGGCCACCATCGCCGCCACCATCGCCAACGCCAACCGGGGCAAGGGCAGCAAGAGATTCACACCGCAGGACTTCCTGCTGCCCTACGGAACCGAACGGAAGGGGCCGCAAGAAATGCTCGCGGCCATCCGCGGCATCAACAGGTCGATGGGGGGTGACGAGCATGTCCGACGTGACAGTTGAGATCGCCGCGGACATCGGCAACACGTCCGCAACGATCAATGACGCAACCACCAGCATCGACGGACTGGGCGACGCGGCCAGCTCTGCCAGCGGCGACCTCAACCAGGCGGACAGCCAGGCCGGCGGTCTCGCCAGCAGCATGGACAAGGTCGGCGTCGGAGCGCTCGGGGCCGCAGGCGCGTTCGCCAGCATGGGCGACATCGTCAACGGCGCCGTCGACCTCTGGAACACGGGAGAGCAGCGCGCCGACGACCTCGCGCGCGCACAGAACGACGTCGCCCAGGCCGCGCTCGACGTCAAGCAGGCCAACCAGGACATGAAGCAGTCCCAGATCGATGCCAACCAGGCGCAGGTGGACGGCGTCCAGTCCGGCATCGACCTCAAGCAGGCCCTGCTCGACCAGAAGGTTGCCCAGAAGGAGTACAACGACGCGGTCAAGGAGTTCGGTCCCAACTCCCTTGAGGCTGAGCAGGCGCAGATCGACCTGACCCAGGCGGACGCGGATGCCAAGCAGGCCAAGCTCGACGGCAAGCAGGCGACCGAGGACTACAACCAGGCCCAGCTCGACGGCAAGCAGGCGGCCATCGACGCCAAGGGCGCGCAGATCGACCTCAACGAGGCACAGCGCAACCAGGTCGGTGCGGGCGTCATGGGCAGCTGGGTCGGCACGATCTCGCAGATCGGTACCGCGCTGTTCGGTCTCATCGGCACCTTCGCCCTGTTCGGGGCCGGGACCGTCGCCACCGCCGCGACCGCTGTCGGCTCGGCCATCGCCACGGCGGCGGCATGGGTGGGTTCCTGGATCGCCATGGCTGCATCCGCCACCCTGAGCGCGATCACTATGGCGGCCGCGTGGCTGCTGTCCATCTGGCCGATCGCGCTGATCATCGCGGCTGTCGTAGGTCTGGCAGTCGTGATCATCAAGAACTGGGACACGATCAAGGCGTGGACCATCAAGATCTTCAGCGCGGTCTGGGACTGGCTGAAGGGACTGTGGGACGACATCGTCGGCATCTTTAACTGGGCTGTCGACATGGTGAAGACGATCTTCTTCAACTTCACCCCGCTGGGCATCATCATCAAGAACTGGGGTGCGATCACCGGCTGGATCTCCACCCAGTGGAGCAACATCTCCAAGTCGGTCTCTGGTTGGGTTTCGAAGATCGGCGGATTCTTCGAGGGCATGTGGGATGGCGTCACCGACGGCCTGAAGTGGGCACTCAACGGAATCATCGGCCTGCTCAACGACGGCATCTATGGCGTGAACAAGCTGATCGCCGGGGCCAACAGCATCCCGGGCGTCGACATCCCCTTCATCCCTTACATCCCCTACCTCGCCGAGGGCGGCGTCACCACCGGGCCGACCCTGGCCATGATCGGTGAAGGCCGAGAGCAGGAGGCCGTGCTTCCCCTGAGCAAGCTCCAGGGCCTGCTGAACATGCAGGGAGACGGAGGGCGCCCGATCGTGCTCCAGATCAACGGCGGCGGCTTCCGTGAGTTCCTTCAGGAGAACGTCCGGGTCACGTCCGGAGGCGACATCGTCAAGTACGCGGGAGGTTACTGATGCCGAGCCTGCCCCCGCCCATCTGGGCCGACCTGTTCTACAGCGGGGCGTGGAACGACATCAGCCAAGACGTCCGCTCCACGTCTACGGTGACCGTCACCCGCGGCCTGTCCGCCGAGTCCTCCTCTGCAGCGGAGCCGACCAGCTGCGAATGCGTCCTCGACAGCCGCGGCTACAAGTACGCGCCCCGCGCCCCGCAGTCCGCGCTGTATGACCTGATCGGCCGCAACACCGGTTTCCGGTTCGGCTACAAGGTCGGCTCGCCGTGGGCCGAGCTCCCCGGAGGCCTCGACTACAACTCGCTGTTCGTCAACGACAACGCCGCCCTGGACGTCACCGGCGACTTCGACCTGCGCCTGGACATCGCCCTTGAGGACTGGTCGGAGTCCCAGATGCTGGCCCTGCGGTACGTGCCCAGCGCGAACGACTGCTGGGCCCTGGAGATCCTCGACGGCGTCCTGACGTTCCTGTGGTCCCCCGACGGCACGTTCGCCAGCCGCGTCACGCAGGCCGCTACCGAGACGCTCAAGGCGTACAACGGGCAGCGGCTGGCGCTGCGCGTCACCCTCGACATCAACAACGGGGCGGGCGGCTACGAACTGCGGTTCTACACCGGGCGCACCGTCGACGACACCGAATGGCACCTGCTCGGCGACCCGATCGTGGGCGGCTCCACCACCTCCGTCTACGCAGGGACGGCGTACATGGAGATCGGTGCCGGCTTCACCTTCAACCTCACCCCCGCAGGCGGATCCCTGAACCGGATGCGCGGCAAGGCCTACGCGCTGAAGCTGCTCGACGGCAGCACCGTCAAGGTCAACATGAACACCCGGTCCGCCACCCCGGGCGGCACCACGTTCACCGACTCCACCGGCTTGACGTGGTCGCGCGGCGGGAGTGCCTCCGTCTTCACCAACAGGCACATCCGCATGGCCGGGGAGGTGCCCGCCTGGCCGCCCACCCGGGACCGTTCGGGCAACGACAACTACGTCAGCATCGCGCCGGCCGGTGTGACGCGCCGGATGGACGCGGGCAACAAGCCCACCGACAGTGCGTTGCTGCGGTTCATCCGGGCAAGCAACCCGATCGAGTGCTGGCCGCTTACCGACGGCATCGACTCCGACGGCGCCAAGTCCCTCGTCGGCGGCCGCGACATGACGTACTACCTCGACACCGGGTTCGGCGGCGACACGCCCGTCCCGCAGGGCGGCAAGCTCAAGGACTGGATCGAGGACGTCCTCCAGCTCAAGGCCGAGACCATCGGCGTGCTGTCCGGGGGCGTCCCCAACAGCACCTCGGCGGCCTCCGCCTGGTCCGTGGACTTCTTCATGGGTGGCGGCGGCGAGATCTCCAACGGCACGTGGTCGATCAACGACCGGGGCGCGGGAACCGACAGCGACAACCGCTACCGCGTCCAGCTCTCCTACGACGCGACCACCAACGAGATCACCGTCCTGAGGAGCATGTTCGGCGAGACGTCCTCGGGCGGGCTTGTCCTCACCACCATCACCAGCGCAGGCATCTTCGACGGGCGCGGCCACCACATCAGGGTGACCATCGACCCGCTGGCCACCACCACCGACTGGGCCGTCTACATCGACGGGGTGCAGCGGGCGTCCGGCAACATGAGCGGCATCGTCTTCAAGGCGGTCCGCGACATCCGCCTGAACTGGTCGCTGGTCGCTGGTGCGGGCTTCAGCTCAGCCGACATGTCCGTCGGGTTCATCACCTACTGGGACGGCAACGGCCCCACCGCCGGGGAGATGTACGACGCGTTCACCGGTTTCCAGGGCGAGCGTGCCGGGGACCGCATCGTGCGCCTCGCCACCGAGGCCGGGTACGTCGCCTCGGTCGCCGGGGAGACGGTGTTCCAGCAGCGCATGGGCATCCAGGGGTCGAAGAAGCTGCTGGAGCTGATGAACGACTGCGCGCGCACGAACTTCGGCTACCTGCTCGATGCCCGGGACCGGACCGAGGTCATCCACCGCGGGCAGTCCACGCTGTGGAACCAGCCCCCAGCGCTGACGCTCGACTTCAAGGCCGGGCTGATCAGCGCCCCCTTCAAGCCCGTCGACGACGACAAGCTCACCGAGAACGACGTCAGCATCAAGAGGGAGTACGGCTCCGTCCCGGCCCGGGAGGTGCGCGAGGACGGCAAGCTGTCCGTCCTGGATCCCGAGGACGGCGGTGTAGGCCGATACGACAAGGCCTACACGTACAGCGTCGAGACGGACGACCAGGCCCGCCAGGTCGCCAGGATGCGTGTGCATCTGGGCACCTACGACGGGGTCCGGTACACGCGGGTCACGATCGACCTGGCCAACCCCCGCGTCTTCCAGATGATCGACGACATCCTTCGCATCGACGTCGGCGACAAGCTGCGCCTGACACGGGTGCCCGATGACCACGGCCCCGACGACGTCGACGTCCTCGTCAACGGATACACCGAGGAAGTCGGCCCGGACGTCTGGCGCATCACCTTCAACTGCGTGCCCGGTGAGCCGTGGACGGCCGGCGTGGTCGGCTCCACCACCTACGGGCGCGCGGACACCGCCGGATGCCAGCTCGCGGAAGCGCTGGACGCCTCGGAGACCGGGGTCGACGTGCTCACCACCGCGGTCGCCCGGTGGATCGACTCGGCCACCTACGCCTCGGAGTTCCCGTTCGACGTCCGCACAGGCGGCGAGGTCATGCGGGTGACCGCCTGTACCGGGACCACGACCAGCCAGACCTTCACCGTGACCCGCGGCATCAACGGCGTCACCAAGGCGCATGCAAGCGGCCAGCCCATCAGCCTGGCCCACCCCGTCTACGTGGCGATGTAAGGAGGCGGCTGTGACCGTATGGCTGTCCGGCATGGTGATGACCGCCGACCGGCTCAACGACTACTCCCTGGACGACGAGACGACGTCCGGTTTCGTCATCGCGTCCGGCTGGACGTTGAACAACTTCTGGGCCAACCGCCAGGGCGCCACCGTCGAAATGAACATCTACGTGCAGCGCACCGGCGGCGACATCACGACCACGAACGGCGGATTCGCCGACGTCACCGTCGGCACCGCTCCCTCCGCATGGCGCCCCAACTCCGCATCCACCATCAGCGGATCGTTCGACAACGGCGTCACCGGGTTCGGCGGGTGCGTCATCGGCACGGACGGCATCGTCACCATCCGGAACTCCATCTTCACCGTGACGAACACCAGCAACCTGCGATTCCACTTCACCTTCAACAGGGAGCCCTAAATGCCCCTCGGAACCCCTGAAGGGCCTACCGCCAGTCAGTGGAAGGTCACCGCGCAAAGCCTCACGACGATCGGCGAGTACGGCGTCACGTTCAACGTGACGGCGACGACCGACAACCCCGACGACCCGGGGATGGCCGACATCGTCCAGGCGTTCGTCGACCTCATCGCGTCCTCGCCGGACTTCCGGCTGAACTCCGCGTCGCGGTCGTACTCCTACTCGGAGCCGATCACACCGACCGGCTGACCTCCCCCGCTTCCCCGCCCCGTGCCGCTGGCCGGGGCCTTTCTCATGTCTGGAGTCACGTTGGCTACTCCTCTGACAGCGGCGACGTTCCTCTCGAAGCTCCGCGCCGAGGGCGTGAAAGTCCAGGAACACGGTGACTGGCGCACCCACAACCGCAACAGCAAGGGCGCCTGGGGCCCGGTGAACGGCGTGATGATCCACCACACCGTCACCAAGGGCACCGAGGCCTCGGTGAACATCTGCACCGACGGTTACGCGGGGCTTCCCGGGCCGCTGTGCCACGGGGTCATCGACAAGGCCGGCGTCGTCCACCTCGTCGGCTACGGGCGCACCAACCACGCGGGCTTGGGCGATGACGACGTGCTCGCCGCGGTCCGCGACGAGAAGGCGCTGCCCGCGGCGAACGAGGCCAACACCGACGGCAACGCCCGCTTTTACGGCTTCGAGTGCGTGAACATGGGCGACGGCCAGGACCCGTGGCCCGCGGCGCAGGTCGAGGCCATCGTGCGCGCCTCGGCCGCCCTGCTCCGGGCGCACGACTGGAACGCGGACGGCGAGGGCGCCATCTCCGTGATCGGCCACAAGGAGTGGCAGCCGGGCAAGGTCGACCCGCGCGGCCCCGGGATCTCCATGGCCGACGTCCGTAAGCGAGTCGCCGAGCGCCTCAAGCACGAGGCTTCCTGGTCGCCCGGCACGACCGTCACCTACACGGTCGCCAAGGGCGACACCCTCTGGTCCATCGCCGCCTCCAAGCTCGGCGACGGCAACCGCTGGCGGGAGATCGCCGTCCTCAACAAGCTCGCCGACGCCGACGCGATCACGCCCGGCCAGAAGCTCAAACTCCCCAAGAAGTGAGGTAGCACCATGGCATCTCCGTCTGCCCCGATCGAGAAGAAGGTCAAGGCGGGCTCAGTGCTCGCCTACCTGGCCAGCCTCGCCGGGCTCGCCATCCTCGGCGCCGTCACCGACGACCCGTCCCTCATCTCCGGCATGCCCGACGCGCTGGAACCGTTCGTCCTCGCCCTCGTCCCGGCCGCCGCCTCAGCGGTCGCCGGGTGGGCCGCGCCGCACACCCCGCGCGCCGACATCTGATCGGAGCCACCTTGGACGCCACCACCATCGGCAGCGTGATCGCGCTCGTCGGGGTGTTGTCCGGCTCGGTGGTGGCGTACCTCGGTAAGCGGGGAGAGAACGCGACCACCCGCTGGAACTCGGAGCTCGACCAAGTCCAGGAGGAGCGCGACAAGCTACGTGAGCAGCTCACGGCGCGGGACCAAAAGATCGAGCAGCTGCTCGAACAGCGCATCGCAGACCGGGAAGAGAACGCGCTCCTCCGCATCCGACTGATCAATATGGGAGGCGATCCACCGTGACCCGTGCTGAACGGGCGCTCGCCGGGCGCTGGCGGTGGATCGCCGTCTTCTGCTGGCTGCTGGCCCTGTCCGGGGCCACTGTCGTCGGCTGGTCCTGGTACAGCCAGCTCGCCGACGAGGCCGACCGGCGTGGGGTCGCCGTGTCCACCCTCGCCGGGGACGTGCGCGTGCTACGCGCTCAGGTACAGGCGGCAGGTGAGACACCCAAGGCGCCCGACCCGAGCAAGGCCGTCGAGGATTTGGACGACCGCGCCCGCGTGCCGGTCCCGATCCCCATCCCAGGGGAGAAGGGTGAGAAGGGCGACCCGGGCAATCCGGCTCCCACCATCACCCCCTCGCCGGGCGCCTCGGGGGCATCTGGCGCGCCCGGCCGCCCCGGGGCGGACTCCACAGTGCCCGGGCCATCCGGACCGCCAGGAGCCGACTCCACCGTCCCAGGCCCTAGCGGGCCACCCGGCAGAGACGGACGCGACGGCGTCGACGGCAAGGACGGACAGACGTGTCCCGACGGCTACTCGCTCCAGGCCCCGAGCTGGGATCCGGACGCGCTGGTGTGCCGCAAGGACGGCGCCCCCGACCCGGAACCGACCGATGACGGCGGGCTGCTCTCCATGGCCCTTCCGTATCGCCGCCAGTACCCGTAACGACCGCGGCCCCGCTCTCCTTCGGGAGGGCGGGGCCGCTTCGTCATGTACTGAAACGTCAACCACCCGGCGTCTGACCGTAGATGGACACCCACCGGTCACCTCGCATGATGACGTCCGCGGTCTCGACGGGGCGACCGGTGGCCTGGTCGTAGTAGGTCCGCTCGATGGCGAGAACCGGGCCGGGCGGCGTCATGCCGAGGGCCTGCGCCTCGGCTCGGGTGGCCATGCGGGCACGCACCCGCTCCACGGGATCGCCAACCTCGATGGAAAGCACGCGCATGCGCGCGGCCACGCCCACGCCCGCATACGGGCCGACCTCGGGCAGCGCGATCAAGGACTGGCCAGTGAGCGCGAGCGGCTCCCACGACTCCGCCAGCTGCACCGGCTGCTCGTCGGCGAGGTACACGTAGCTCGTGTGCATGACCGCGTCGCCCTCGGCGATGCTCAGCCGCCTGGCGACGACCTCGGAGGCCTGCTCGGTCGTCGACTCATGCCGCCACGTTCCGACCGCGCCCTGCCGTGCAGCGCCCTCGGCAAAGGGGGAGTCCTCGGACCGGCGGCGGTGCTGCCGCACGAGCAACTCGGGGCTGTCTGCGCCTCGGACGTAGTACCCGGCGCCGTGCCGGGAGACGACCAGGCCGTCATCGACGAGGACGCGGTAGGCGCGGCTGGGTGCGGAGTTGCTGCCGCCGTACTGGCCGATCAGTTCGGAGACGGAGGGGAGCCGGGCGCCCGCTGGCATGTCGCGGATGAGGGCGCGCAGGTCCTCGGCGATCCGCAGGTACAGGGGCGTTTCGTCGGTCACTGTCCGCCTCCTCTCAGTGTGACTTGCGTGACAGAGTAGTGGCCCGGTGGCTACTCTCATACGAGAGTCATTCTCTCGCACGAGAGTAGGGGTTTTGTTGTGCCGATCAGCCTGCGAGCAGCGGCGTTACGCGCCGCACTGGAACGCGCGACCGGCACCCCCGTACACCTCCTCGCCGCCGAGACCGGCCTGCGCCTGTACCTGCCCGCCCCCGGCGACGGCGACCCCGCATGGGCCGCCGTCCTCCAGGCGATGCGCAGCGCAGACCGGTGGGGCAGTACCAACACCAGCGGCGCCACGGAGATCTGGGTCGAGGTCGACGACGAGGCGAAGCAGCCATGAAGTGGCAGCCCCAGCCACCCGCGGCGACGTCCCTGACCCGGGCGCAGTACTCCGGGTGGAACTGCTGCTGGTGCAACGCGCGGTTGACCAACGGGGCACGGTCCGCCGGCCGCGCCCAAGGATCCATCGGCGCGCACGACATGAGCGTCGAGGTGTACGAGTGCCGACCGCAGTGCACACAGCGGCCCCGGCACCCGAGGCGAACCCCGGAGAAGGCCGACCAGGGAGGCACCCCATGATCAAAATCTGCATCTGCTGCGACAAGTCGATCCGAGACGGCGAGGCCTACATCAAGGTCGACAAGATGTCGCCGTCCGGCGCCGGGACGACGCTCTACCAACACTCCCGTCCGTGCAAGCCGGTGCCGACCCAGACAAGCCAGGTACCTCTCCGCCCCTGA